AACCCAAGCATTAGAGCCTGAATAGCTTCTCCAATTCCAACTACAACCATCTGTGGTTTCGGGACTATTACCATATTTGCCAGTCCCCATCCCCCAACTTCCTGAAATGGTTTTTATTTCTAATTGAGAGTCAAGATTTAAACTATCTACAAGAGCAGCTGAGTTTTTTAAACTTGAGGAAAAGTTAGTAGAAGTAATTACATCGTCTACAACACTTTGTATTTCTGTAGTTGAAAATTCTATTAAGTATCTACTAGTTTGAGGTACTCCTAATTTTAAATAAGTAGAAGCTTCAATAATAGCATCTAACCCCGTATTCATATTAGGGAACTCACTATAAAGTGTAGCGTCTTTTGTAGGGAAAATTTTATATACTGCCATTGTGTTTTTTTATAGTGGTACTACTCTACCTTTAATATCATTATTTGGGTATTTAACTTCAAAAACCATTGGATCTATTGATGGGTAAACTACATTATCTATTGTAGCCCCTACTACATCATATGCGTAAGCACTATATCCTAAAACTTCACTTGAAAGGTTATCAATTAATATATTTTTAACAGTTTGGACTCCTTCTATTTTATCTAAAAGTATATATAAATCTCTTAAAATTATTGGTTGGTTTATTTGCCAATTTTTTATATTAAAATACGCAGTTAAACCTGCTATACACCTAGTTAAAACCTCACTATTATTGAAGTTAGGTCTTACAACTATATCAAATTCAATTCCTATATTAATTATAAAGGCATCTTTAATATTAATTGCATCGTTTATCATTCTATATTCTGAAAGATAAGTTTGTAAATTTTTCTTTAATGCTGATGATGCTGTTCTTAATCTATTATTAATATCATAGGATAAAACATATAAATCTAATATTGATGGTAATGTTCCTGTTTCATACTCTGCTACTTTAACAGGTTCAGCAAATGCCATAGCAATTACCCCTAAATTAGAAGGCATAGACATTGCTCTAATTAAATAATCTTCTTTTGTTACAGCTCTTAATTGGGTTTGGAAATTACCTAAAGCATTTTGTCTTAATTCTTCAATGCTATCTCCATCCTGCCCACCATCAGCTGCAGCAACATTATTAGTAGCTACTGAATTAAATATTTGGTTAGCTAATGCTGTGTTAGATAAATTAGTATTTATAAATCTAATATTTGATGTATTTACAGATGTTAAAGTTCCGGAATTTACATTAGATGCAACCCCCCCACCTGTTAAATATCTTACAGTTAAAGTAGTATTTGAAGGAGCAATACCATAAGTATTTGTAAATACAAAATTTAATGGTGAAAATGCTGTAGTAAGCTGTGTTCTTTCAAATGGTAAACCTAAACCAACATTGTCAGGGTTAGGAACAATTTCCTCATCATTATCACCATAATTCCCAGCACCAAATTGTATTTGTAGTGAAGTTTGATTTTGGAAACGGGCTGTAAATCTTCTTTGAACTTGCTTTAATTGTAAAAGGTAAGGAACATCATTACCTTCACCATCATCCGCAACGTTAGGATCGTTGACATTTGTGTTTCGTATTGTATCAAATACATTTTCTTGTGCTAGGTTGGGTACCTCATACCATTTATTCCCATCACTGTCAAATACGTCTAAAACACTAACTATATTAGAATCATTAATGGTTCGGGTATCAAACCTAACACCGGCTTCAAATGTAAATGTTTTAGTATTGATAGTTGAGGATATTGCTTTTCTTGTTTTTTTCAATAAAAAGCTTGTTGGTTCAGTTCCTGAAATTTGGTATACTGATACTTCTGTAGGATCTAAAGAACTAGATGATGTGAAATCTATTACATCTTCAATTATAAATTGTTGAGCAGAATTTGAATTTGAGGTTACTGATGTGTTTTCTGGGATTATTAAAGCATAATCAAAATCAGGAACAACAACACCATCAACTGTTATAGCAGGTAGTTGTTGGTAGAAGTCAATATTAGTAGAGGCAACAGTAGTTACTTTTGGAGTATAACCTAACATATAAGCCATATTAAACAAATTCTCTGTTTCTCTAGAGTATTGAATAAATGTTTCTTGGACTTGATTATCTAAATAAAATGATAGGACATCCCCAACATATGAAGCCATTTCAATAAATAACATCCCAGTAGAATCTGGGGTGAAGTCATTGTATGTGTTTGGGAAGTATGTTTTAGAATACTCAACAAGAGAATTTTTAAAATCGTTAAAATCTCTATTAATATATCTTATGTCTCTCTTTAAATTTGCCATTATTGTAGTAGTATATTTACTGTATCCTCAAATCCTAATAAAACCACATTGTAGGTTAATGAAAAGAATAAAGTGTTAGTATCTGGTTGAGGATCAAATTTTATTTCTTTTACTTCTACTGTTGGGAATTGGTTTTGAATATGTTCTGTGATTATAAGTTCTAAATTCTCTAAAGAATCACTTTCTAATAATTCAAAAACTTGACTTCTTAAGTCAGCTCCATAATTAGGTCTAAATACCCTTTCTCCTTTATTAGTGAGTAAAAAATTCACTAAATTTGCTTTAATCTGATTTCGAGTTGTGTATGTAGGCACAAAAACAGCATCACCATTTATAGGAAATCCGAATCCAACCGCTTTACGTGGTTGACTATCAATTGGGTTTTTATTTGCTATTATTTGAGCCATTTATTATTATTTTTTACCCATTAAGTTTGCTATTTGAGACATATCTACTTCTCCTGGGGGTAAGGAACCATTAATTGAGTCACCTCCTGAAGGATTGAATTTTTGAGGGACATTTTTAGTTGTCATTGCTCCACCCATTTCACCTAAGATATTCTTATATGCGTCTCTTTTCTCTTGCTCTGTTAAAGTTTGTTGTGCTACATTTGATGTAGGATTACCCATCATAGTGGATTCCATAACTTGTGAAGTGGCAGCAGTAACACCAACTTTAGGAGCTTTTACAGCTTCCAATAAGATTTCTTTCAATTCTTCTTGGATTGCTTCTTTAACTGCACCTTTTATTAGGTTTTTTAGTTCTGTTGATTTCATTTCTTATTATAAATATTAAAGTAATTAATTTTTTTTATGTTTGATTTGGGGTATTTTTAATTAATCGTCTCTACCAGGTACATTAGGATTATCATCTCTGTAAGATTGAATTACATTTCCTCCTCTATTAACTACATAATTAACAGCTAAGTAACCTGCAAAAGTTAATTTTGTACCATACTCACCTATAATTCTTCCTACCTTCACATTATTTTTATCATAAACCCAACTTCTTCTTTCGGTTTGAATTCTATAATTATCAAATATAGTAGATGGGTTATTCCTATTATCTCCTAAACTTTCAACATAATCAATAGCATCTTGATCCTGACCTGTGAAACTTTCATTTTTATCCATACCAACAATTAATGTTCTTCCCTCGATTAATGGGTTAAACCCAACAGGTAGACCTTCAACATCAAATACAATATGGAAATTATTATCAACAACAAGACTTTCTTTACCTGCTATAAATCTATCTATTTCATATTCAATCTCACTTACTAAAACTTGAACTGATGAAGAGAAAGAATATGGTGCTGGGTAAGGGGTTGTGGAGTCTGTATCTTCAGCAACAGGAACATTTGATTTTAGATTATATATAACACTATCTTTTAACCTTAGGAAAAGTCTTTCATTTTCATTTGTAGTACCAGGTTGAGGTCTACTTATATTATCACCATCATTTAAAATATTTAAAAATGTTCCTTTAATTCTTCTAGATGGGAAGGAAAATTGGTTATTAGGATCATATTCCAACACTAATTGGTATCCTTTATATATGATAGGATTATTTGAGCCTGGTTGTAGTCTCTCTAATAACACAGCCTCAGATAATTTATTTGCACCCTCATCAGAATTTGATGTTATAGGACCTGGAGTTAGGGCTAAATCTGCTAATATTTCATCAGTAGTATCTGTAACTATTTGATTAATTTCACTATCTGTTAATTCTTCATTTGGTGTTGAGGCTAGTAAAAGTTTAACAAATATTATTATATTAGTAATGTTTACAAATAAACTATCAAATGCTAGTAATTTTCCTATTATAGGTGTGATTACTTTTTGAATTTGGGTTATACCTGGTGAGATAGAAGAAATTGGACCTTCTGTTTTATCAATAATAGTCTTTAATGCGTCTAATGTAAGTGAAAAACCATTAATCACACTCATAGGAAGTCCTACTCCTGGGGGTACTGAAGATGGTAGAGGGAGGAATTTTAATGTAGTTACTACAGATTTTAAGGGTGGGATGGTTTTTTCTAAGGTTTCAGATAATGTTTCTAAAGTTTCTATAGGTTTTACTAAAGTATTTAAAGCCCCAGACATACTATTTTTAGCCCCAATAGTTGTTTTTAGATTAGTTTCTACAACAGCTATAATATCCCTAATTTCTTGTTTTTGAGTTTCTGGTATAGATTTAACTTGGGAAATATATTCAGGATTTAAAAAATTATCAGGAAGTGGGGATTTACCTGATAGTGTATCTTTTATATTAATTGGTAATTCTATTGGTAATTTACTATCAAGTTCATCTGAGGATTTCTCTATAAGAGTTGACTTCATTGTATCAACCGCAATGTCCATTTTAAAGGCTGACTTTGCGGCACTTGACATTTGACCTACTATGAGTTTAGAAAGTGCCATTATTTAGTTTTACTTACTTTAGATTTATAAGTCTCAATACTATTAAGCATTTGGTTAGCTTGCATAGTTAAATTCACAGCGGGTACAGGAATAGAGGCATTAGGGACAAAAGGAACACCTGTTCCTATAGGAGTTTGTAAAGCTGTGCCTACTGCTATTATATTAGTTAATAGTTTTGACATATCATTTAAAAACTTATCCCCTAAAATTATAGGTTCAGTTGCTGCTTTATCCCCTAAGTAAACTTCTTTAGATTGCACTACAGTTTTAGGTGATTCTACAACTACAGTCTCAAGGGAATTTATATTAATGGTTTTGGAAGCATTAAGTAAGATTGAGTCATTTTTAGCATTAAATAATAAACGACCTGAATTTAGTATTATTTGCTCTCCTGTAAATTCATTAGGTGAAGTTGGGGGTGAAGAATAACCTTTATACTTAGTACTAGAGGTTTCAATTGGAATTTTTTGAGTAGACGTAACATAAATACTTGACAGATCTTTATTAATGTCCTCAATTTGAGGAACCCAAGGCGCAGCACCATCATCATGTTGACCATTTTTTATAATAAGAATTGGATCTCCATTATCACCAGCACTTGACCAAGGATTAGGAATGGAAGCATCATTAACAGTGGAACCATACCTAAAACTTTGACCCCATCTACCTTCATAGATTATATCACCTTCATAAGGTAAAATAGTTTTAATATTTAATTTTTCTACAAATGTAGAACCTAAATTTATTTCTGTCCCACTGTCTGTAACTCTCCTTACAGCTCCAGCTGATGTTTGTTCGTAGTCTTGCTGTTGGGATGGGGGTAAAGTATTTTCAAATGGGTTTGGTATAGCATTATGGTGGTTATTACCCCATATACTAATAGGTGAAAAATAATAAAATGATTTTTGATTTGGGTTACCTTCATTATTACTATTAGGGAGAGAAATAATGTAAACTATTTCATTTATTAGAGGGTATATTTTTGAATTTGGAAATAAAGGTTTAGCATAAGCCTGACTAGTAGGATCGGGGTTTGAACTAGGGGCTTCAATTAATTTCCAAAAAATAAAACCAATACTTGACCACTCCCCATATTGTTTAAAAGCTGTAGGGTTTGTTGTTTCGTCTAGAATTATTTGTGTAACTCGAGCAGCAAATATTTGTCCTCCCCCTTGAATTGAAGTTGGATTAGATGTTTGGGATAAACCAGTTACTCTCTTAGCCATTCTTATTCACTTTTATCATTTGTGAGTTTATCCATTTCTGCTAATAATTGTGCTTTTTCCTCATCAGAAATACCTAAACCACCATCATCACTAGTGCTATTATTTATAACACGTTGAATAATAGTAGCCATTTTAATCAATTGTTCATCATTTTTAACCCCAATCTCCATATACTCTTTTATAAGAGGTACAATAAGTGTAGCATCACCTATTTCCTGTACTAGAGGTTTTAATTCTGAAATTAAAGCTGTTACTTGTGCTTCTTTTTTCTTTTGGTTATTGTAAATTTCTTCCAATATGTCCGAAAACTTTTTACTACCAAATATTACTGAGTCTAGCTGTCCCATGTGTTTTCGTTATAAATATAAAGAAGGAAAATTTATTTATATGGAAATCTGTTATGTTCTAGATAAAAAAGATATTTTTCTTTAAATATACCATATAAAACATTTGCTATTTTAGTGATTTTAGGTGTTTTTACATCTATTTGTTCTCTAATGTAAATATAAAGTGCTTTCTTATTGAAAACATCAATAGCATCCCTCCTTCTAAATAATTCTAAGATTGCATCTGCTATTTTAGCATCGTATTCTTTAGGAAATATTTCATAGATATTATTGGTACAATACTGAGTATATAAATCAATGAATAATGATAATTTATCTTCGTATTTATATCCTTTCAAACTTAACTCATCACCATCGTTATCTTCACCACCATCAATCATTAATGAATTTACTTCTTTTTCGATTCTGGATGGAGTGCCCATTTCGGGTGAAATATTGTCTAAATCTATGTAGTTACTTAATGTTGATAATTGGACATCAGAAATTCTTCTTTCGTAGTTTTTCTGGTTGTATACTATTAACCAACGTTTAACAATTGTTCCAAAGTATGAATATGCTTTAGCACCACGCTCAGGGTTAAATAAATGAATTTTAGATAATAAGAAGGTAATTATTTCATGTTGGAGATCCTCTAAATCATCAACCCCATCAGTATAATAAAACTTAAAAGTATGAATTATATTTTGGGTTAATTTGTAAAAAGGCCAATGAATGAAATCAGCGTATAATTGACTACGTTCACTAGCATCAGTTGAAGCATTATATTTAACAATAGCGTCTTCTGTTTCTTGAGTGAAATATCTCCTAGACTGTTTTTTTGATTTATATTTTCTTATTATAGAATCCATAAAATTATTTAAGTTTTTTTAATTGAAATTCATTAAGTATAGATTGGATGTCTTTTATTGTTTTGAAGAAAAAACCTACCTCATCATCTCCTTCAAATGAACCCTTAATGTCTACCTTTTTTACCTTTTTATCGGAGATTTCTATTACTCTAGATATTTTATCTAAATATTGTAGATAACCTACTACGATGTCTTCTTGTCTCTCGTTCTTTCTTAATAAATTAAGTGTAGTAAATCCTAAAATTAATACTATGACTATAAGAGATGTTATTATGGCTGGGATTATCATGATTTATAGGTTATCTAACATATTTTTTAATCCCTCACTTTTTATAGAACCAAGAGCTTTATTCTTAATATTCTTGGTAGTTGAAGTTTTAGTATTTGCACTGCTTTTATCTAATGTAAAATTACTATTAGTTGTAGCTTTAAATTTAGGCAACCACTCAATTTCAAATTCAATCCTAGCTGCCATCATATCTGCTTGGTGGAGTATAAAAGGTAATGAGGTACGAGGTTTTTGCTCTGGCATGTATGCTTTTAAATATTTCTCATTAGCTGGATCATATAAACCATCATGAGTCTGGATAGCTACCATTTCATTGAAAGTATATTTAACATCATGTTGTTGGAGTAGAAATAAACCTCTATCTGGGACAGATGCGAATGCTACCTTCTTATTGAACATATAATCCTCCCCTAATTTATCCCTTCTCCACTTATCAGTCTGAGGTATGTATGATTCCTCATCTTCAGAACCCATTTTACCTAAATCATGATTAACAGCAGAAAAAACCAACTCCTCAGTAGTGAATGTAGTCATATCACAACCAAATGACTCCCAAACATCCCTCATAGACAAAGCACCTTTAACAACACGGTTTACATGATCAACATAACCCCCAGGAAAGGCAGAATGGTATTCCTTTTTATGGGCAGCAGGCATTAACATAATTCTCTCTTGGAATTTCTCATAAAACTTTATTAATTTATCCTTTCTATCACCCGTAATGTGTACTTCAATATTATTAATGAATTCTTCCCAATTAGATTGGATTTGTTCTGCTGTTAATTTCATAACTTTTTATTTTTTATAACTGTTTAATTTTTAATTTTTAACCTCTTCTAAGTGGAGTGGTGTCTCTTTCTATCATAGATCGAATTTCCGAATTAAGGTCACTCATCTCCCCTAATGCCTTTTTGAAATCTTGGGCGGTACTTTTCCCATTAAGTAAGTGGTGGAGATGACGGATTTTACCATCGATTTGATCTAATTTTCTATCAATTAGTTCTTTATTTCTTATATTCATGATGTTATATATTTTATAATGTGTTAAATATACAACACCTTTTTAACTATTCCAAGTTATTTTTCCCTAACCCCATTTCCTTAATACCTTGGTTTTTTAATATCCTCATTTCCCTAATCCCTCAATCCTGTATATAGAAGATATATAGGAAATCTTTGGATTCCAAGTTTAAGTTAAAAATTCCTGAGTTTTGTCTAGAAGTTTTTTAAGGAAGGCACATTTCTCATATTGTTCTTGTTGTTCGTAGAAATTTATCCCTAATTTTAGGGATGTATCTAAATACTCATCTGAATATTCTGAGAGTGCTAGAAGATGGGTTGGTTTTTCAATGTCGATTTTCTTTATATAATCCCATGCTCTATTGTAAACAAAGAATTCACCTGCTTCTTTTATATCATCTATGTCAAATTCCTGATTAGCTTTTTCAAAGAATTTCAAGATTTTTTTGTTAAAACTAATATGATTTAGTATAAGTTTTTTATACATCCCCACCCAGTAAATTGGGGTTTTAGAAAATTCAACAGAAGGTTTATCCTCCTTTATAAATTCACTATCAGAAAATAATTCAAAAATATTATCTATATCCATACTATTTTAATTTAAATTAACTACACGAGTGTAAGCATATTCCCACATTTCTTTAGGGGTTTTAAACTTATGTTTGGGTTGAAATCTCATTTTTTCCAACTGTGCTTCAAATTCAATCTTTACTCCTTTGTCTTTAACAGCTTGGTAAATTTCAAAATAACTATCCTCGTAATGTCCCATGTTTTATATTTGATTATATTCATAAATATACAACAGAAATAACAACCCTCCAACTTATTATAGAGTTAAATTAATGTTAAAAATATAAGGTAATTAGAGTATGATGATTGTGGTGGTGATGAGTTTGTAATGCATTAAAACGCATTAAAACGAGAATAAAACGCATGGGAGTGTGCAGTTTCTAATAGATAAAAAAGGGATAACTTTCGTTATCCCCCATATTATGATATTTTAGAATTCCTCTATAAAG